ATAGGTCAAAGTAGCGTGAGTTTTTTGCTTGAAAAAGGTAAGTTTCCCTTTGGCGCTTCTTTTAAAGCAGAAGACGGCATACGATATGTTTTTATTGACAGAAACTTATGGGAAAAATACAAAAAAGGCGAATTAGCCTATACAACTAGTTACGATGAGGCTAGCTGTATGGTGGAAATAAAGGATAGATAGAAAATGAAAAAGTATTACAAACTAGGAAGAAAAAGATTTTCAATCGATTATAGCGCTCCATTTTGGTGCATACTAGGTGGGATTGCTGCAGGATGCTACTTTTATATATTATATGTAGCATTAGCTATTATCACAGAATAATAAATTACTGGGAGGTTTATTATGGATAAGATGGATGAAAAAACAAACATATATGAAAAGCTAAACTATGTTCAAAACAACTTAAAGGTACCTAAAAATAGAAGAGCTAGTTTTGGAGGCAAAAATGGCTACAATTATAGATCATGCGAAGATATACTTGAAGCTGTTAAGCCACTTAATGAAGTAGCTAGACTTAACTTAAGGCTAAATGATGATATAGATGTAAAAAACGGCTTAACATTTGTTAAGGCAATAGCAATACTTAGCGACTTAGATAGTGATGCAGTCATAACATCAACTGGTTTTGCACAAATAGCTACAGATAAAAAAACAATGGATGTAGCACAAATGACTGGCAGCGCCTCATCTTATGCAAGAAAATATGCTTTAAATGGGCTTTATGCGATTGACGACAGTCAAGACATTGATAGCATGGATCATAGCGAAAAGAAAGCAGCTACAAAAGCAGCAGCTAGGTCTACAGTTACAAAAGCGAAACCAAAGTCTGACACTATAAGCCCAGCGCAAATAAACGAAATGTACAAAAAATCAAAAAACAACAAAAAATTATGCTTAGAAGTCATAGGTAGTTATGGTTATGAATCTGGCAATGAAATTAAAGAAAAAGATTATAAAGAAATATGTGATGAAATAGAAGAAAGAGCAAAAGAGGAACAATAAATGACATATAACAAGTATAGAGCAAAGAAAACGACAGTTGATGATATTGAATTTGATAGCTATATGGAGGCTAAAAGATATAGGCAGCTTGTTACATTAGAAATGGCTGGTGAAATATCTGATTTAGTTTTACAGCCTAAATTTAGGCTAATGGACAGCTATAAATACAACGGCAAAGCAATTAAAGCGATTGACTATATAGCAGATTTTATGTACAGAGAAGATGGCAAGCTTATAGTTGAAGATGTAAAAGGAATGAGAACACCAGCATACATTATCAAAAGTAAACTTTTTATCAAAAAATATGTCTTAGAACTTGAATATATTGATGAGTTTAGAGAACTAAAGGCAGGAGATTTTTAAATGGCAAAAAGACTAAGAGATTTAAGCGCATTTTGTATCATACCTTATAGCATCATGTATGATAAAGATCTATCTGATGGTGAAGTAAGAATATATATTGCTATATCAAGCTTGGCTAATCAAAGAGGCTATTGCTTTGCTAGCAACAATTACTTGGCTAATACGCTTGGCAAGTCATCAAGTACAATTAAAAGAGCATTACAAAAGCTTGAACAAAAAGGCTTTATAAAAAGAGATACTAACAGGCTAGCAGATAATAAAACTAATAGGAAAATATATCTATCTTTTGATAAAATCTTTGACAAACCTACAGATGAGGTGGATCAAAAATGCACTGGGGTAGGGTCAAAAATGAGCCAGGGGTGGGTCAAAAATGAGCTGGGGGGTAGGGTCAAAAATGAGCCACAGAATAATATAAGTATTAATAATATAAGAGATAATAATATAAGAGATATAGAAAGTTGCAAAAGTCAAAATTATAATTATGATCTAATTGTTAGTAAATATAACTCTATAGCTAAAGAGTGTAAGCTTACAAGTATTTATAAGTTAAGTGATAAAAGAAGAACAAAGCTTAAGGCAAGGCTTGATGAAATCGGTGAAGATGAGCTACTAAAAGCACTAGATAAGATTAAAGAATCTAGCTTTTTAATAGGCAACAATGACAGAAACTGGAAAATATCATTTGACTGGTTAATAAACAATGACAACAATATGATCAAATTACTTGAAGATAAATACAAGGATGATAAAGCTGATGATGACTTTGCAATCTTTGATCAGATAGGAACACATATATGATGAATTATGATGAAATATTAAAAAGCTTAGGAGTTGATCCAAGCTGCATAAACTTTAATAAGCCTTTTGATCAAGTAGCAACATACAATGCATCAGTAGGCAAACTTAACCTAGCAGATGGCTATGACTGCCAAAAGTGCAAGAATCGTGGAGATTATATGAAGCTTATAGATGGATATGAAAGACTAGTGCCTTGCGAGTGTATGAAAATAAGAAGAGCTATAAGAGAGCTTAAAAAGTCAGGCCTAGAAAGCTTTGTGAAAGAGATGAGCTTTACTAGCTATAAAGCTGTTGATGATTTAAGTGTTAGAGTTAAAAATCTAGCAATTGAAAATATAAACTCTAGTGATTGGTTTTTTATTGGAGGTCAAAGTGGAGCTGGTAAAACTCATATATCAACAGCATTAGCAATTGAATTGCTAAGAAGAGGCAAGGCTGTGCTTTATAAAAGATATGTTGAAACTATGAGAGAATTAAAAGCTGCAAAGTTTAGAAGCGATAGTGAATATTATAGTGAGCTACTGCCTATATTAAATGCTGAAGTCTTATATATAGATGATCTCTTTAAAGAATATCCAAGTGATTGGGACAAGGCAGAAGTATGGCAGATTATAGATGATAGATACAGCAAAAGGCTTAAAACAATTATCTCAAGTGAGCTTGACTTAAAAGAGATAGCAAGAATTGATGAAAGCCTAGCGGGAAGAATAAAAGAGCGTGCAGGTAAATTTTCTATAAACATAGAAAAAAACAAAAAGTATAATCGCAGGCTTGATGATGAATTTATAAATAAAGTAAAAAGTTTAGGAGGAGTTAAAGATAGATATTAATAATCTAGGAGATATGGACATTGAAAGCATGACGACAGAGCAGAAAAAAGAATTATTGGATGCTATAGTAGAAAGAGCAAAAAGCATTGTGTGGAAACAGCAATATCTTATTTTAAAAGAGGCGGAGAAAGAAATATATAGGGTGGAAATGCTTTGGGTAAACGAGGCTTTTCCCGAATATTTTTATGAATATCTAGGTCTCAATGTAGATTGGGATAAGTGGGAATTAAAAGAAACAGAGGTTGACTTTGCTAAGCTATTTTATGCGTGGTGGAGCTGCATACATTATGATTTTTTAAGTATAGCAGATAGTTGTCATAAAGATATTTATTACGAAGATAAAAGAATTGTTGCGGGCAGATTATCACATTTTGATACAACAAATGTTGGAATATTTTTTACAGCGTTAAGAAAAATAAAAAAATATACGCATCAATCAAAAGAAGACAGCGATATCTTAACGCTAGATGATAGATATAAATTATACGTTGAATTATGCGATTGGAAACCAAGTAAAAATTAGGAGGAGTAAAAGAATGAAATTATTAAATAAAGACACACTAATATTAAGAGTAGAGGTTGGAGATATCACGGAAGATGACTCTAATATGCCTATCGACAGAATAAGCGTGACTAATAGCTATGAGCCTATTATAGAATTTAAAGACGGAAGCAAAGTAGTATTTGATTGGATTGAGTTATGCGAAGCAGCGAGAACATTTAAAATACAGGAAGAAAACAAGTAGGAGGTAAAAAAGAATGTTTAATACAAAGAGACTTAAGGAAATTAAAGAGCTTAAGGATAGGCTTGAAAAAGAAGAAAAAGAACTAAAGGCAGAAATGTTTGAAGAGATCAAGAAGCTAGGCAAAGATAAATATATAGATGGATTTGCAGAGCTAATTATAGTTAAAGAAACACAAAATGTAAGTATTGATGGAAAAGCAATAGAAAAGAACGATGCTGATCTATATGTTGACTTAATGAGTAAATATCCTAAGATAAGTAAGAGGCAAGCATATTTAAAAGTTAAGTTTTTATAGGAGGCAGAAATGAAAAAGATAATAGTTAAGGCGATAGCAAGGGCAGAGGTCTTAGTTGATGATGATTGGGACATATTCGAAGTAGATCAGTACGTAAAAGACAACTATCACAATTTAATATATCCGCCATATGATTTTAAGCTTGTAGAATACGAATATAGGCATGGCTGCATAGTAAAAGTAGGAGAGGAGTAGAAAATGAAATCAGAAGTTGTAAGAAAAGAAAATTATAGAGGTTATGAAATATTAGTTAGAGAATTAAGCTTTGATACAGATGAAACTGTAGAAACTATTAGCTGGATACCTAACACTTGGTATTGTGGCTATGTTGTAATACCAGCTAATGATAAGTTTTATAATGCAAGCGAAGATCTATTAGATACATTAGATGTACATGGAGGCATAACCTTTGATGGAGTTTTAAGAGGCTTTACTGAGTATATGATTGGCTTTGATTGTCATCATATGGGTGATGATCCAGAAGTACAAGATGCAGAATATACTCTAGGCGAGTGTAAAAGATTAGTAGATCAGATAATAGATATGCAATAAAGACGAAATGATTGAGGTGGAAGAATGAAAAAGTCAGTAGTTGAGAGTTTTTTGGGAACAAGAGTAAAGGTTAAGTGTTCAGACAATGATGAGTATATAGGGATATTAGAAAAAGGTACTTGTTATGAAGAGGGGTATTACCATTGTAAACAAGAGGAAAATGGGCGTGACAATTACTGGTTCAGAAGTAGTCACATCAAATTAATTGAGGTGGAAGAATGAATGACAAAATACAAGTAATTAGATTAGAAGATGCAGTAAAAGTAGCTAGAGGTTTACTAAGAGATTCTGAGTATGGCTACAGCATAGATGATTTAGTAGTAGAGGCAGAAGGATTTATGAAGTCTTACAGTTTTGAAATAGAGGATATAGAAAATGAGCTTTGAAGAAGTGCAAGATCTAATTATAGAGACGGCAGAGAAAGAAAAATCTCAAAGCATTAATAATTATGACGAAGAATTTGTAAGAAAACAATTAAAAATATTAATTGATGCGGCAATATCATTACAAAGCGACATAGACTGCTTATATTGGGCAAGAAGGTATGAGCAAGACTACTTAAAGCCAACATATTGCTATGGCGGAGAAAGTGTTGAGGTTACAAGACAAAGAAAATATTTAAAAAACGATCTGGGGACTATATTAAAGGCATTAATTATTATAAGTGAACAATATAATTATGATCTATTAGATTGTTTATGGGAAGTGTCTAAAAAATAGGAGGTGCGATGTATGAGCAAAAAAATATATCTTTTATTTGACTTTATTGAGGATAGACTTATTTTAGCAAGCTTTGATAAAATAGAACTTTTTGCAAAAATAGGTAAAGATTATTTAGACAATTTAGATATTTCTTCTTACAGGTTAAAAAGTGTAAATGTAGAGGATTTGAAGGATGAACCAAATTAAAACTAATATGGAATTATTAAAAGTTGATTTTTGGATTAAATCAAAAAGATTTTCTGTGAATTTAGATCCAGCGATTGTTAAAAAGCTGATTGAAGATTTTAAATCTACTAATACAAATGCAATAGCCTTTGAAACTGGATCTGACATAATTGCTATAAACACAAGCAATATTACAGAGATAAAATTTGATAAAGAAGAATATGCGAAAAAATTAAGAGCAAATTTAAGAGAGGATAATAAAAATGAGTGATGAAGAAAGAGAAAAAATGTGTCAATTCTTAATAGCTAATTTAAAATCTATGTGCTTTTACACTATGGCACTAGAAAAGAATGATGCATTGTTTGCAGGATTAAATATCTATTGTTACTTAGAGAATAAAGAAATGTTTAATCAATATTTTAATAAGAGTGGAAAAAAACTTGTTGAAAATGTATCTGAATATTATTATAATGATTGGCTGAAAAACAGAATTTTCTGTAAAGAAATAGCATTTATGGAATTATTACAAGCAACTCTTAAACTTATAAGAGGTAATGAAAATTTAAGCGAGCAAGGATTAAAAAATATTATTAAAAATGTAATGCTTATAGTTATACACACTTATAAAATGCTTGAGGAAGAGTTTGAAAAATATGTAGGCAGATTAGAATATGGAGGTCAAGAAAGTGTCAGTTGTTGAGATGTTAAAAAAAGTAAAAGAGAAGAAAGAAGCTGAGCATGTAGCTAACTCATTAGCACGAATAGTACATTGCATTGATAATAATTACACTTATGTACTTGAAAGTGAAATTAAATCTTTATGTGATTATATAAGGAAAAACAATATAAGTGGAGCATTTAAAAGGTGCAGAAAAGAAGCTATTGATGATTGCACGGATTCTCAAAAATTTATAGAAAGCTTAGAGCAAAAAGATGCAACAAAAAGCATTATTGATTGTATTAGCAAAATTAAAGATAACAGTCTTAGTTTTAAAAACACTAAACTGATTATAATATCTTTATTTATTACATGCTCATTATTTGATATAGAATTTAAAGATCTATAGTTATTAGGAGGATATATGATATTAGAAAAATTAAGAAAAATAGAAAAAGAAGATAAAAAAATAGATCTTGCAAAAGAATTACTTGATAGATTAGAGTTCTGTAAAGAAATTCTTGAAAATGACACTTGTCTAATGCGGTTAAAAATGATGGACAGAGAATATGAAAAAATACTAAAAAAAGAAAATCCTTTAGAAATAGATAATATTTATAGACTAAAAGAAGATGCTAGAGAATTAGTATTGCCATATAAAGAAAAAATTAAAAAACTTAGTAAAAGTGATTTTATAGATACCATTAATCTATGCATAAAAAACACCAAGCTCAAAGGTATTAATACAGAAAATATTATGGAATTTTACATGATTATATATAGCTTATGTGTATTTTATGATATAAGCGAAACAGATTTAAAAGATATGAGATAGGAGAATTGTATGAAAAGAGAAGCTGAAGATGTTAAAAAAGAATTAGAGAAAATATTTTTAATAACCAAAGCCTGTGAAAGTAAGAAAAGACAGATAGCAGCACTTGAAGATGAGAAAACCAGCTTTAGTTCAAGCCACATCGATGGAATGCCAAAGATTAAAGGATGCAGTTTGTATGAAAAAGTAAACTTTATTATTGATAGGGCTGATGAATTACAATATAAAATTACAAAGGATATGAAGGAATTACTTAAAGTAAGAGATTATTGGATGGATAAAATTAATAAGCTTAAAATAGATGAGATGGTTGTAATAGAACTATATTATATAGAACTTCTCTCGGTACCTGAAATATCAGAGAAATTGCATTATGATAAAAGGCAAATATATAGAATAAGAGCTAAAGCATTAGAAAATCTGGCCATAATATCTAATGAAAATGAGAATTGATTAAAAGATGTCGCAAAATGCACAAAATTGCACAAAATGTCATAGAATGTCGCTGTCAATTGTGGTATAATGATAGTGTAAGAGGTACTGATACTGCACTGATTACTATGAATCAAAATCCGTGATACTCCTAGTAAAATTTTTGCTATTCGCACTGAGAAGTGCGTGGATTGAAAAGAATTTGACAATTGCTCCACTAAGTGTGGAGCTTTTGTATTATGTATCCTTCCTTAAAATTTATATAAAACGGATTATGATCTCCTTAAAAGGCTTGGGTTTATACTTTTCCCTGAGCCTTTTTTATTACATAGAAATGAGGTGATGCATTTGTCTAAATTGACTTTGAAACAAAAAAAATTTGCTGATGAATACATCATCAGTGGTAATGCTTATCAATCAGCTGTGAGTGCTGGTTATAGTAATAATTATGCTAAAGCTCAATCCAGCAAATTGTTGGAAAATGTTGGTATAAAATCATATATTGATGAAAAAATGAAAGAGTTAGAGGATAAAGCTGTTGCTAGTCAACAAGAAGTGCTTGAATATCTTACAAGGGTTATGCGTGGTGAAGAAAAAGAATCTGTACTTGCTAATAGTGGAGATTTTAAGCAGGAAGTTAAAGAAATATCTGTTGGTGCTAAAGACAGATTAAAAGCGGCAGAGCTTATTGGTAAAAGATACAGCCTATGGACTGAAAGAGTAGAAGTAGAGGCAGAGACAGTCATCATTAAGGATGATATAGATGAGTGATGTATCTATAAGCTTAAAAGAGATTATACCTCCTAAATTCAGAGAAGTACATTTAGCAATTAAAGAAGGTAAATACACCTATTATGTCTTAAAAGGCGGCAGAGGCAGCGGTAAGTCTACTACAGTTGCTATAGAGCTTATACTTGAACTTATTAAATATCCTATAACTATTCTATGTGTTAGAAAAGTAGGCAAAACACTAGATAAAAGCTGCTATGAGCAATTGAAAGAAGCCGTTTCAATGCTCAAGCTAGATAGATACTTTAAGTTTAATCAAAGTCCTTTAAAGATAACATATACACCAAGAGGCAATTCAATCATCTTTTCAGGCGCTGACGATCCAGCAAAGATAAAATCTATAAAGATGAGCAAGTACCCTATCACTATACTGTGGATTGAAGAGCTTGCTGAGTTTAAATTTGAAGAAGAGGTTTCATCTATTGAGCAATCTATCCTAAGAGCTGAACTTAAAGATGGGTTAAAGTATAAGATTATTTACTCATACAATCCTCCAAAGAGAAAACAATCGTGGGTTAATAAAAGGTTTGAAGCTTTTATGTTGCCAGGTAATGTTTTTCTGCACTCTTCTACATATTTAGACAATCCTTATATCTCAAAAGCCTTTGTAGAAGAAGCTGAACATATTAAAAAAGTAAAGCCATTAAAGTATAGGCATGAGTACATGGGTGAGCCTATAGGAAGTGGTATAGTGCCATTTGATAATCTTGTATTTGAAGAGATTACAGATGCTCAAATAAGTAATTTTGATAACCTTAGAATGGGTTTAGACTGGGGCTATGCTACAGATCCATTGGCATGTGTGAGACTACATTATGACAAAACAAGAAGAAAAATATACATCTTTGATGAGTTATATAAGGTCAAGATGAGCAATCGTGAAGCAGCTAATGAGATTAAGAGAAGAGGCTGGACTGACACAAAGATAATATGTGATAGTGCTGAGCCTAAATCGATAGATGAATTAAAGAGCTATGGCATTAAGTGCGATGGTGCTACCAAAGGCCAAGGCTCTGTTGAATATGGTGAAAAATGGCTTGATGACTTAGAGGCTATAGTTATAGATCCAAAGAGATGTTTTTATACAGCCAAAGAGTTTGAAGCTATTGATTATGATACTGATAAAGATGGCAATGTGCTTAACAGGCTTGTAGATAAAGATAATCATACTATAGATGCTACAAGATATGCACTTACATTAGATATGAGAAAAAGCAATTTTAGCTTTGATTAGAATGAGAGGTATTTATGGATATTAAAGAATTAAAATCAGATGAGTTAATTAAATTTATTAGAAATCAGATCTCTTTGTTTGAACCTAAGAAAGCTGATATGCTACAATCAATTGAATATTATAACTACAAACAAGATATATTAAATAAAAAGCGTTTTACTATTGGTAAAGACGGCATAAAAGTTATTGACAACTTGCCTAATGCTAGAGTGATTGACAATCAATTTAAAAAGGCTATAGATCAAAAGGTTAATTATCTTTTCTCATCACTACCTACTGTCAAAGCTGATGATCCAGAATATCAAAAACTAGTTAGCAATCTATATAACAAGAAATTTTTAAGAACTATAAATAAGATAGCATTAGAAAGCTACTTATGCGGAATATCTTGGCTATATGTAGCTAATGACAATGGCAAGCTAAGCATGACTAAGATGGATGCTACTGAAATAATACCTATTTGGCAAGATAAGAATCATGAGAGCTTAGAAGCAGTGATTAGATTATATGCTACAAGTGATATGGTTAATGGTGAGCTTAAGACAGTAGATAAGCTTGCTTTATATACAGATGAGCGTGTAAGAGTATATAAGCGTGATAGCTTTGAAGAAATTACTAATGAAGGCTACTTAGAAGCTGAAGATGGCACTTACTTTAGTTTTGAAAAAATACCATTTGTTTATTTTAAAAGCAACTCATCTGAAATGCCTCTTTTGAATCGTGTTAAGAGCTTACAAGATGGCATCAACTCATTATTATCTAACTTTTACGACAACATGCTTGAAGATCCTAGAAATCAGATTTTAATATTAAAAAATTATGACGGAGAAGATCTAGGTGAGTTTAGACAAAAGCTTGCACAATATGGAGCAGTTAAAGTTACATCAAGTGCAGATGGCGCTGATGGTGGAGTAGGAACACTAGAAGTACATGTTAATAGTGAAAACTATAGATTGGTATTAGATTTATTTAAAGAAAAGCTTATAGAAAATGCTATGGCCTTTGACATGAAAGGCTATAAGTCAGGCAATGCGCCTAATGAATTAAATATTAAGAGTGCTTACTCAGATATGGAGCTAGATGCAGCGCAAACATTACTAGAGTTTAGTGCAAGCTTAGAATACTTAGAATACTTTTTAAAAGCGGTGCATGGCATTACAGATGAAGACAAAGTGGCAACTGTAAGCTTTAAGAGAAATCTTATGGTTAATGAAGAATCTATAGTAAATATACTTAATCAAAGTGTTGGTATGATCTCCAAGAAAACAATGTTATCTAAGCATCCATTTGTTGAAGATGTTGATGAAGAGATTAAAGCACTTAAAGATGAGGAAGAAGAAGCTATGGGTGATTATACATTAAATTTAGATCATAATCACATAGAGGAAGAGCATGAGTAATTATTTTAATAAAAGGCTTATAGAATTACTTAAAGCTGATATTAAAAGATCTAAACGACTTGAGAAAAATATAAGGTCAGGTTACAAACTTGCCTTTGGTTTAATAGCAGCAGATATAGAAAAATATACATCAAGGATAGCTGAAGAGCTTGAGCTTGATCTAAATAAACTTAATAAGAAGCTGTCAATAGAGGATATGAAAGTATTAGCTCAAAGCTTAGGAGTAAGTGATGACTTTTATGCAAGCTATGCTAATTTAAGCTATATGGAGGCTATAAGATTAGAGATGGCAAAGTCCATAAGAAAGCTTGCAGATGATAATGAGATTTTAATATATAGTCATTTAGCAGCAACATTTGTAAATAATTACTACACTACTTGCTATGAATTATATAAAACTATGGACGACTTCACTTTTAAGAAAAGAGTAACTACAGAGTATTTTGATTTTCTAGCTAAAAAGCCTTGGACTGCTGATGGCAAAACATTTTCACAAAAGATATGGACTAATCAAGAAAGACTAATCAATGAATTGTCTCGTGAGTTTGTTGTCTCTGCTACTAGAGGAGCGAACATTAAAGAATCAGCTAAGAGATTATCTCAAAGAATGGATGTTGATTATAAGAGATGCTTAAGGCTACTAAATACAGAAGACAGCTTTTTTTCTAATCAAGCAGTACTAGAAGCTTATAAAAACACTACATCTGAACAATACAGAATATTAGCAACATTAGATTCAAGGACTTGTGGTGTATGTGGATCATTAGATTTGCAGGTATTTAACATCAAAGATGCTAAAGCAGGCATTAACTTGCCGCCTTTTCATCCTAATTGTAGGTGTACTACTACTATATACTTTGAAGATGATGAAGAAGCTGATGAAAGAATAATGAGAGATGAAAATGGTAAGAGTATCAAAGGCAAATTCATGAGCTATGATGAGTGGAAAAAGAAATATGTTGATAAAGTTGATGAAAAAGCTTATGTTAATGTTAAAAAATCTGAGATAGATAGAATTAAACATAAAGAAAAAGGAATTTACAATTTAAATGAAGTTAATATTGACGGCAAAAAATATATTGTTGATGGGAAAAGCGTTGTTTTAGATCATAGTGAAGATGAGATTAACATAGCAAACTGGATAGTTAATAATATAGGTGGGGAGGTTTATTTACATCCTAGAGTTGTTATACCTAAAAGAATAAGAACACCTGATTATATCTGGAATGGTGAGAAATGGGATTTAAAAACAATAAATAGTCATGGCAAAAATACATTGACAACAGCTGTAAAGAATACTAAAAATCAATCTAACAATTTAATTTTAGACTTAATAAACAATGAGTACACAGATGAAGAAATATTAAGAAATATGGATAGAATATATCTTAACAAAGCATATATGTTTTTAGACAAAATAATTGTTAAAGATGGGGATAAGCTTAGATTTTTCTTTGAACGTAATAAAATAAAATAAGGGGTTCCCCCCCTCGTTTATATCAATTACTCAATATAACCGTATGTTTTGGATGGAGAGGAAACCCTTATTTGTTATATATATTATAACACTGAAGAAAGAATTTGTCAAGAGGTGACTATATGTTTGAAATCATGATACCATCTTTTAAATATGAGGGTAATGATTATGTTATTAAGAAAATTAAAGATATTAAATCTTTAGATTTTGTGATTAAGTTTTGTGATGGCTCTGTGAATAATATTTTTGTAGATGCCGATATATGTGATGACTACGAAGCTGTATTAGATGATGTATTTAAAAAATATAAATGGTTAAATATAGTTATAATTAAAAGCAAAGATAATTTAGTTGGAGTATTTAAAAGAGACTTTTAAAAAAGGCACAGTGATGTGTCTTTTTTATTGCTCAAAATCGTGAGCTAATCGTGCGAAAATGCTAAGTTGATTATCAAGAAGTGTGTATTTTACTTGAGCTAATCGTGAGCTAATCGTGCGATTATAATTTAATTAGTTTTAAAAAGCAGTTGTCGACTAAATGTCGATAGCTGCTTTTTAAATATAATCTCGAGACAAAACTCGTAAATATGTAAAAGGGGTGTTTTTAATGACAAGAGAATTTTTAAAAAGTTTAGGACTGAGTGATGAAGTCATTGACAAGGTCATGGCTGACTATGGCAAGAGCGTTAATCAGCTTAAAGCGGAAAATGAAGAGCTTAAAGCAAAGACTAAGAGTGTAGACGACTTAGAAAAGTCTAAGAAAGACTTAGAAGATAAGCTTGAAGCAGCAAACAATGAGATTAAGGCAGCAAATGAAAAGCTTAGTGCATCTGAAAGTGATTTTACAGCCTATAAAAACAATACTAGGCTAGATGCAGCGCTTAAGAAAGCAGGCTTTAAATCATCTGATCTTGCTAAAAGATTGATTGACGTTGAAAAGCTTAAGTTTGGTGATGACAAGATAGAAGGACTTGATGAAGCTATAGCAGAGCTTAAAAAGAACTCAGAATATCTTTTTGAAAATGAAAAAGAATCTAGCACAGAGCCAAGTGTGCCAGGTATGAAGTCTCATAAGCCAGAAATATCAACTGGTGAGACTAAGTCAGAGATGGAATCGCAAATAGATGCGATATTTAACAAATAAGGGGGAATAGAAAATGGCAATTAACAAAATTGAGTATGGTCAAATCATGCAAAAGAGACTAGACCAAAACGCTGTTATAAAATCAGTGTCAGGTTGGATGGAGGCAAACGCTGGGCAAGTAATATACACAGGTGGAAATGAAATTAAGATACCTACTATGTCTACATCTGGACTAGCTGACTATGACAGAGATAAGGGCTATGTACAAGGTGGAATTACAGTAAGCTATGAAACTTACAAAATGACACAAGACAGAGGTCGTACTTTTAATATCGATGCTATGGATGAAGATGATTCAAACTTTGTGGCTACTGCTACAAATGCAATCAAAGTTTTCCAAGATAATCATGTAATACCAGAAGTAGATAGTTACAGACATTCTGCAATAGCTGCAGCTGCTGAAAAAGCTGGTCAAAAAGAAGCAATAGCTTTAACATCTGCTAATGTGCTTAGCAAATTACTAGAACACATTAGAACTGTGCAAGATATTATAGGTTATGAAAAAGAACTTGTCATCACTATATCAGGTGCAGCTTGGGGCTTACTAAATGAAAATGAAAAGATGAGTAAATTTATAATGCCTCAAGATTTTAAAAAGGGCGAAATAAATACAAGGATCTATACTATTGATAACAATAAGATCATTCCATGCCCTCAAACTAGATTTATGACTAAGTACAAACAAAATGATGGTGTGACAACAGGACAAGAAGCTGGCGGTTTAGTAGCTGCTGATGATGCTAAGAAGATTCAATGGATTATAACTCCAAAAACTGTACCATTGGCTGTTTCAAAGACTGATAAAATGAGAATCTTTACACCTGATGAAAATCAACAAGCAAATGCTTATAAGGTTGACTACAGAATTTATCACGATCTATGGGTTAAGAAGAATGATGCTAAGTCAATATTCTTATGTACTGAAGCTTAGGAGGTAATTTTATGATATTAGTAAAAGGCAATATAGTTAAAGAGACTAACGATGAAACAAAAATCAATAGACTTAAAGAACTAGGCTATGAAGTAGTAGAAGAAAAGAAAGAAGCAGCTGACAAAAAGGCTGACAAAAAGACTGACAAAAAAGCAGCTGACAAAGCAGATACTGAACCTGCAAAAGATAAGGCGGCTGACAAAGCAGACAATAAAACTAAAGGCAAATAAGGTTTGAATCATGTTTGACGAAATTATAAATGCAGTTGAACATAATTTGCTTGAAAATGCTTATAATAAGCTAAACAAAAGGCTAAAAAGCTATGGATATGATAAAGCCACTAATGAAGACATAGAGTTTGCCTTAATGTCTACCCGTGAGTATATCCTTAATTATTGCAATATTGAGGCTATACCAAATGATCTAGCCTATACATTTATAAACTTAAGCACGGCTTACTATCTTATAAGCAATGTGATGTGTGATTATATCAAGCTTGATGAATCCTTAAGTTTTAATGATAGGCTAGGGTCAATTACAGAGGGTGATGTAAGTGTTACTTTTAATGACGATAAAGCAAAGGCTGAAGCTTATGAAACTCTTAAGAACTTAATTGCATCTTTATCTAGTGGCTACATGTCTTACTTGTTAAAACATAGGAGATTAGCATGGTAGGTTTAGATATATTTAAAAGTATTAAAGATCATGCTCAGTCGCTTATGCAGCATAAAGGATATGTTTATAAACCTATAGAAGCAAGTGATACTAATGGCTTAACAGTTATAAACTATGAAAAAGTAAGTACATTTAATTGCAGATTGAGTTTTAAGTCGTCTAGCTACAGTTTAGATGACTTAAATGCTCTTAGCAGTTCAGAAATGGTGCTTTTTACACCTAGTGAGCTAAACTTAGATGAGGGTGCTTTGGTCATGGTAAGTCAATGCGGCCTTGATTATTATTTGCAAGTCTCTAAGGGTAAAGCCTATGAAAGTCATAGAGAATATGAAGTCAAGGAAGTGGGCAAATGGCTGTAAAGATAGATTTATCATCTCTTAAAGGCTTAAAAGAAGCACTAGAAAAGAGTGCATCAACTCGTGATGAGCTTGTATCTTATGCTTTACATGATATAGCTGAAGAGGTTATTAAAAATGCTAAAGAAACTACACCAGTTGACACAGGACTATTAAGAAGAAGTTATTTTTCCAACTACACTAGAGACATAGATGGCTCTTATGTGTGTGAAGTATATAACAACGTAGCTTATGCACGCTTTGTCGAAAATGGTCACAGAATAGTGTCAAGTGATGGCACTACCATAGGCTTTGTAGATGGCAAATTTATGCTTAAAACTGCAGAGGCAAACGTAGAAAGAAGAGTAGATGACATTATAAAAAGAGCTACTAATAAGTATTTAAAAGGACTGATTAAATGATTGATGACAAAATAATTAAAAATATAATAGCATCGCTTAAAGAAAGATTTAAGGATGCTCATTTTTATGAATCAAGCGTAAAACAAGGGATTAAAACACCTTGTTTTTTTATTAGAATAATTAACTCTAATATCAAAAGAGAACTTGAAGAAAGATTTTATGTCAATCATGATCTAGCTATTACTTATCTACCAAAAAAGGCTCTTTTTAGTAAAAATTATGAAGAAGATACTCAAATGATCAAAACAGATATGCTCTTTGCGCTTGAGGAATTAAAAACTGATAGTGGCTATCTTTATGCTAAAAATTTATCCATAGAGACTAACTATGATGACTTTGGAGCTTTTTTTACAGCACATGCTACTTATGAATGCGCTTATAGAAAAGATAAAGATAAGTATTACATGCTTAAGCTTAAAGAGATTGGAAAGGTAGGATCAAATGGCAAAGAAAACAACAGAAGAAACTATTGAAAGATACTCTAAAGAAGATTTTTTAAAGTCAAAATCACATGATTATTCTTTAGAAGTATTAGATGTGATCTTAGATGAGAATACTAAGTACTCAAAAGAAGAGGTTGCATCGATGTATAAGAAATTTATTGAAAGGGAGGTTAGATAATTATGCTTGGAGGCGGTAATTTTTTAGTGCAAAACAAAATATTGCCAGGTACTTATATAAACTTTGTGTCGGTAAGAAAACCTAGCAATATCTTTGGGGAAAGAGGATATGCAAGCTTTGCAGCTAAACTTGGCTGGGGTAAAGAAGTAATTACTTTATCAAAAGAAGAGCTAGAAAAAGATTCTCTTAAGCTATTAGGATGCACTTTTGATGATCCAGCGATTAGACCTATAAGAGAAGTACTTTTAAATGCAAAGACTTTATATCTTGGCAGGCTAGACAATGACGGACAAAAAGCAAAAGCGACAGCTGCAGGATTAACTTTTACAGCTAAATATAATGGCAGCAAAGGTAATAAGCTAAAGATAGTATTAAAAAAAGATATTGACAATGAAGACAAGGTAGTAATGGATCTATTCTTTATGAATAAGAAGGTTGATTCTCAATCTGTAAAAAATACAGATGCTTTTGAATCTAATGACTATGTAGATATAACAGGAACACCTGATTATAAAGCTATATCTGGTGAAGCAATAGATCTTACAGGCGGCAGTGACAGTGAAGTGACTGTTAATGATTATAGTAAATACTTAGCAGCTATTGAAGGCTACTACTTCAACACTATTGGCTATGCTGGAGAAGATGACGATATTAAGAATCTATTTGTAAGCTTTGTAAAGAGATTAAGAGATGAGGTTGGCAAGAAATGTCAAGTTGTCTTATATAAAAAGCCAGCAAACTATGAAGGTGTTATAAACGTAGGAAGCACAGCCTTAGGAAATGACAAAGGCGGCTTTGTATATTATGCACTAGGCGCATCTGCAGGCTGTGATGTTAATAAAGGATTAGACAATAGCTTATATTTAGGTGAATATAACTTAGCTGACAAGCTAGCTAGTAGAGATCTAGAAAAAGCAATTACAAAGGGTGAATTTATCTTACACAGAGACAATGACAACATAAGAGTGCTTGAAGATATTAACAGCTTTACAGAATTTACTAAAGACAAAGACAATAACTTTGCACAAAATCAAGTTGTAAGAGTTTTAGATCAAATAGCTATGGATGTAGCTAAGATTTTCAACTCTTTATATGTAGGTAAAGTACAAAACAATGAAGATGGCCGTGTTGCACTATGGGCTGACATAACTAATCATGCTAAAAAGCTAGAAAAGCTTGGAGCAATTGAGGACTTTGTGCCTGAAGATGTTGATGTAAAGCCTGGTGAAGATAAAGATACTGTAGAAGTAAGCTACTTAGTAAAGCCTGTAATGGTAATGAGAAAGCTTTACATGATTGTAAGAGTTATTTAAAGGAGGTTAATTTATGCCTAATCAAAATATAATGCCAGCTCATGAGGTCATTGATGGCCGTCATGCCACAGCTTATGCAACAATTAAAGGTAAAAGATACCTTTTGTTTCAACTAACTAATTTTGATACAAAAACTGAAAAAAATAACATTGAGATACAAAGGCTAGGAACTACAGTTGCTGGCAACTTAACAAGTGGGGTTAAACTATCTTGGGAAGCTGAAATGTACTACAATACTGACATCTTTAGAGCGCTTGCTCTAGAGTATATCAAAACAGGAAAAGAAACATACTTTGATTTGCAAGTAACTAATGATGATCCAAACTCATCAGCAGGTAGACATACAGTTATACTTAGAGATTGTAAGCTTGGCAATATCTCAATGGCTATGGTTAATGTAAACAATCAAGCGCTAACAGAAAAGGTAGATGGAACATGTGAAGATATAGATGCTCCAGAACTTTTCAAAGTACTAGAAGGGATGAATGAATAATGAGTAGATTAAGTAGCTTTTTAAAAGCAAATGTAGGAGAAGTTGAAAGTACTAAAGATGTAACTATATCTGAAAGATTTTCAGAGCCTTGTAAGATTAAATTATTGAGCCCAAAAGAGTATAGCAAAGTGCAAGATTCATCAACAAAGATTGTTGGTAGAAAGCCTGTATTTAGTACTAGCGCTTACAGCTTTGAGCTAATTAAGGCAGCTTTAGTAGAGCCTGACTTAAAGAGTAGTGAATTGCAAGATTCATACGGAGCAATGGGTGAAGATGAGCTTATAGATCTTATGTTTACAGGTGTTGAATTCAACAACTTATTACTTGAAATAAATAACTTTAATGGCTTAAAAAAGACTGATGAAGAAAGAGTTGAAGAAGCAAAAAACTAATTAAGACGGACGGAGATTTTTCCTTAGCTTATCACCTATTTGTATTCACGAAGGGCGCAATTAGCCCTCGTGACATACTAGATATGTCTAAGGATGAGAAAGCTCTTTATTGGGCAATGCTGTCAAATTATGCTAAGGAGGTTAAAAACAAATGATAAGTACTCAAATTAAGCTGTTTGATGCCATGAGTCCTGTTTTAAATAATATCGTTTCGTCTGTCGACGTGCTTATCAACTCACTAGAAGCTTGTGAAAAGTCATCTGAAAATATGATTGATGCTGATGCTCTTAATCGTGCTAAAGATGCTATAAGTACAGCTAAGTATGAATCTAGCATGTATGCAGATGTGCTCAGATCAGTAGGCAGTGGCGCAGGTGATGCTGGAGATAGCTTAACTGATTTAACAAATACAGTAGCTAAGAATACTGATATAATTGAAAAGGCAAAGTCAAGTGCTGAAATGCTTTTAAAAACGTACCTATCCTTTAGAGGAGTACAGGCCTTTATAAACATGGCTGACGATTTTCAAAATATGAAAACTAGGCTTGAAACAGTTGCTGCTAGCTATGATAAAAGTAGTGATTATATGCTTAATGCTATAAGAGAATCTGCTGCTAGATCTAGAGGTGAGTTTATGATGACTGCTGATGTAGTAAGTAAACTTGGTATGCAAGCAAGGAAGGCTTTTCATACTGATGATGAGTTAGTTATGTTTGCTGAGCAGCTTAATAAAAACTTTAAGATAGCTGGTACTAATGCACAAGGTGTTGAATCAGTTATGTATAACTTAACTCAAGCACTAGCAAGTGGAGTTTTAAGAGGCCAAGACCTTAACGCTGTTATGAGTAATGCTCCTATCATACTTGACAAAGTCGCTGAATACATGGGGACTGACATATCGCAAATTAGAAAGCTTGCTGAAGAAGGTGAGCTGAGCGCTGAAGTTATTAAAAATGCGCTTATATCAAAGGCTGGAGAAACAAATATAGCTTTTGAAAATATGCCATTAACTTTTGCTGATATAGTTAGTAGGATTAAAAACACTATAGATGCAAAGCTAGCTGATGTATTTGTAAATTGGAATGAGTTCTTAAATTCTGAAGATTTTCAAACGACAGTTGATTTTATATGTACAGCTGTTTCAGCTGGAATTGATTTTATAGGTGGAGCTATGGATGTATTGCTGGCTATACTTAGCCCTGTGCTAAGCCTTTTTAATGCCGCTCCTGGAGTTATAACAGCAGTGGTTGCAGCACTTATCGCTTATCAAGTGGCTACAAGTGGCGCAGCTTTAGCTCAAAGGCTTTTAAATGCAGCGATGAATGCTAATCCTATATTTTTAATCATAAGCGCTGTAGTAATGATAATTATGCTAATTGCTAAATGGATACAATCTGTTGGCGGCTTAACAGTTGCTTGGATGATATTTAAAAAAGCCATGTTAGATACATTTACTTTACTATACACAGTAATAGGCGGTTTTATGCTTGCGGTTGGATCATTAGTTCTAGCGGTTGTACAAGGTGTTTTACATGGAGTGCAAATGCTTGTTAATGGTGGTATAGCTATACTTAATGGACTAATTAAGGCTGCTAACTTAATACCTGGTGTAAATATAGCTTTAATAGGCAAAGCTACTTTTGCAAACGATTTTGACAAAACAGCACAAAAAATGCGTGAATCTGTTGCAAATCAATATACAGGAACTATTGAAAATCTTAGCAATCAATCTGCATCTATGCAAAATGAAATAACAGCAAAGCAAGCTGAAATAAAAGCAAAAGAAGCAGAAAACAAGAAGCCTAAACTGCCTGATATGCCTGAAGTACCTAATTTTGATCAAATGAATAACAGCGCAGCTAATATAGATGCTAATACAAAAGGCGGCGCAGCTCATGCAGCTAGTATTGATGATAAATTAGATGAAGGTGTTGAAGTAGATAGTGAAGATCTAAAAGAAATTAGGGATGTAATGTTTCAAAGAGCAATACAAAACATAAGCTGGGATAAGCTTGAAGTACATGTTGATAACTCTTTTGGAGATATACATGAAACAGCAGATGCTGATGCAGTGGCAAAGACTATAGAAGAAGGCTTATATGAAGCTATAAATAAGGTGGGTGTAATGACATAATGGTGCATGAATTTTACATTGGATCTATAAAACTTCCTGTAACTCCTCAAGCTATTGCGGTTGATTACAAAGGCAAAAACAAAACAATAGATCTATTAAATGGTGATGAATTAAATGTGTTAAACAAGCCACGCTTAACAAGTTATAAGTTTGATTTTTACTTGCCAAGCACAGAATTGCCTATAGTTAAAGGGTATATCAAACCTTTTGATGTAGTAAGCGCAATTGAAAAGATGATGGAAAAGAAAAAGGTTATACCTTTTATTATTATAAGACATGACAAAGGCTTAAAAAGCTCTATCATAAGAAAAGCAACAGTAGAAGATTTTAATTATAAAGAAGATAGTAAAAGTGGCCCTGGACTTATGGCCACTATAACACTAAAGATGTATATACCACTCAAATCAAAAGAATATACTGTTTCAAACAACAATGGCACTACTGAACTTAATGAAGTAATTAGTAGTAGCGGCAATGCTTTAAAATCTCTTAGAGCAAGGCCATCTGAACCTATAAATGTGCTTATGAGAAGAGCTAACGTGCCTTTAAGCAAAATGAACGATGTTTTAAAACAAAATAAAATTAGTGTTAATGATGACTTACAAGAAAGAGTAATTGATCTTGATGTATAGATCATTACTTTACATATTGGGGGTGGTTTATTATTGTATAGAGTGTTAATTACATCAAGGGGTCGAACTTTTGAGCCTGTAGTAAAAGACGGATTCACAATCAAAAGGTCAATGAATTTTGAACCAAGTGAGCTTAAGTTTGACTGTGTTAAAGATGATGTATTAGATTATCAAGAAGGCGGATGTGTAAAGATATATAAAGATGATAATCTTATCTATGTTGGATATATAGTGAGCAAAGAAAGAGATAAAAATCAAATTATTAAGAACACTTGCTATGATTCACTTTGGTACTTTAAAAATAAAGACACTTTTAGATTCGAAGATATGAGCTATGCTGATGTGATTAAGAAGATATGTAGCCACCAAGGACTTATAGTTGGAGAAATAGAAGATACAGGCTATAAGGTAAAGGGCAGAATTGAGAGAAATAAAGAGTATTTTACAATGCTCAAAGATTATTATGATCTAACTCTTAGTCAAACAGGTGTGATCTATACTCTTTATGATGACAAAGGCAAGATATGCTTAAAAAGTCCAAGTAATATGCTCGTTGAAAAGCTAATCAATTTTGATAACGCTTGCAACTTTACTTATAAGTCATCTATAGTTAATAGCTATAACAGAATTAAATTGAGCCACATAGATGATAAAAAGAAAACTACTAAATATCATACTGTAGAAGATATGACTCATATAAGAGAATGGGGCTTAAGACAGTACTTTGCAGAATCAAGCAATGATGAAAATATGGATGCTAAAGCTGCAAGATTGCTAGAACTGTTAAATAGAAAAGAAAGAACACTAGAGATTAAAGATGTACAAGGTGATTGGAACGTGAGAGGCGGCTCTTTAGTTGCTGTCATACTTGGAGCTATATCTGATATAAGTGTCAACTCTATGATGCTTGTTACTAGTGTAGCTCATAAGGTTAAAAGCGGCTCTCATCTTATGGATGTTAAAGTATATAACAAGGACATCATGCCTTTAGGAGGTAAATAACGATGGCAAACAATTTAAAAGGCGCAATAGAAAAGATTGCATCAGATGTAGTAGGAGAAATGACTATGGCAAAGCTTGTTAATGCAAAGCTAATTAAGGCAAGTCCTCCTACTTTTAAATTATATGATGACTTAATTATATCTGATAGCTTTGTGATTACTCCTAAATATAGAGTTTTTACGGCTAAAGACATAGGTAAAGAGTTTGTTTTGCAAGAAAATTTTGGCGGTCAAGAATATATATATTGCTATGAAGCAGCAGGAAGAGGTCAAAATGGCACTGAATATAGCTTTAAAGGCAGAATTAATAAGTGCAAGCTTATAGGCACTTGCCCTCATGGAGAGGTAGAAGTAACACATGGCATAATTTACGATATGACACATGAGGAGGGGATATAGTGATACCAAGGGTTGATGAAGAAGTAAATGAACTTTTAGGTCAGTATGTCAAACTTAACACTATTGGGTCTTCTTTTACTTATAAAATGCAAATAGACAAAGACAGAATATATGACTTTGTAGATGGTGCTGAAGCGTTAAAACAAGCTATATATAAAAGATTAAATACAGAAAGAGATGTATATCCTATATACAAAAATTATGGCATAAAGAAAAAAGATCTCTTTGGTAAAGAAAAAAGATATGCTTATATGATTCTTACTGACAGAATTAAAGATTCTTTATTAGAAGATGACAGAATAAATGAAGTAAGAAGCTTTGAATATATTGAAGAAAAATCAAGAAAAGACAACGTTTGCATAAGTTTTGATGTAGACAGCGTTTTTGGAGTGATAAATGTTGAGGAGGTGATCAATCTTGCCTAAGTGGACTGCTGAACAAATTATGACTAGATGCTTATCAAGGATAACCAACATCAATAAGCGTAAAGAGTCAAAGAATAGTAACAATAATCGTGAAAAGTCAGAGAATATCATAGATACGCGTGAAGGGTCAGTTATATGGGATGCTTTAATGCCAGCGGCTTTAGAGCTAGAAACATTATACTGTGAACTTGATGAGCTTTATAAAAATGCTTTTGCAGATACAGCAAACTGGGACTACTTAGTAAGAATAGGTGCTGAAAGAGGCATTAGTCCTTATGAAGCTACTTATGCAATGATCAAGGGTGAATTTTCTGAAGAAGTGAAGAAAGGCACTTTATTTACTATCGGCAAGCTTGGATACAAAGTCAGCTCTGAGTGTGTAAAAATTGGATCTCTATATGAAGCTTATCTTTTAGCTGAAAATCCAGGTACTCAGTATAACATCTCAAGTGGCAAACTAAATAGTGATTATTATAATCTTGAGATAGCAAGAATTAAAGAACTAGCAAGGCCTGCTAGAGAAAAAGAAACGCTTGAAGAGTTTAGAACTCGTTACTTTAAAGAGATTAGAAAGAAGAACTTTGGAGGCAATATAGAAGACTATGAGCGCTGGACTATGGCTCTTGATGGTGTTGGTGCTGTAAAAGTTTTTCCTATATGGCAAGGTGGGGGAACTGTTAAGGTAGTAATTACAGGCTCGGACGGCCTAAGTCCATCATCTAAGTTAATTGACGATGTACAAACAGCTCTTGATCCTGTTACTAATCATGGCAAAGGTATAGGCATAGCTCCTATAGGTCATACAGTAACAGTTGCAGGAGCAGCTGAACACAATATTAATGTTAAAATTAAGCTTGTTTTTCAAACAGGATATAACAAAGATAATACTGCTGAAATAGTAAACAATGTAATTAAAAAATATCTTGCTGATCAGCGCTCTTTATGGGGCAAAAAGGAAATTGTTTTAAGGTCAGCAAATTTAATTGCAAAATTTATTGATCAAGATAAGTACTTCTTAGACTGTGAATATATATCACTCAATGATGAGAAAACAAGGTTAGTTTTAGATGAGGAAGCACTGCCAGTGCTTGGCAGGGTTGAGTTTTTAGACAAAGCTCCAGCAGGAATGTGTGAGGCAAAATAATGCGTACAGTTGAACTTTTAAATTATACAGATTATGAAACTATCGGCAAGGCTAGAGAATTTTATGTGCGTGTTAAAGCTGAAAATCCTGAGTTTATGCTTGTGTGGTATGAGTTTTATGAATGCATAAAAAACACTTTTATACTTGAAGCTGATGAGACAGGCATAAAAAGGTATGAAGACATGCTTGGTATAGAGCCTGAAGGAAGCTTAGAAGATAGAAGGCTTAAAGTATACATGCAATGGAATGCAAATGTAATCTGGACTGATAGAACTTTGCGCCAGTTTTTAGACTTACTTATAGGTAAAGATGCTTATAGGCTTGAATTTAATTATGACAAGTATGCTTTAAAGATTAAGCTTATACTTGGCAAAAGAAAAGTCTCGGCAAGCAAGCTAGTGGAAGAGCTTAAAAACATAATACCATGCAATATAGCTTTATATACAAGCTTTGAGGTTAATTTTGAGCCTCTGTTTGCATCAGCATATAGAAGAGCTTTACACATAATATATGGTGAGTATATAAATGATAATATTAAGGGAAATATGCAAGAATACTTTGCAGGCTACTTAGTGAGTGCTGTAAGATATGAAAAACCAGTTTCTAAGCCTTTGGCTCTTATGGCAAAAGGTCTTGATGGCCACTTAGAAAGTGATATTGGAGAAATACAGGGGGTTATGTATGGCTAAAGAAGAAGAAAAACAAAAAGCAGCGCTTAAAAGCGTAAGAATACAGTATGTAAAAGAAAAGGCTGATGGCACTATACACAGGCAGGATGTGAATGTGCTAACAAGTGCTGAATGTGTAGACATGGATGGTAAACAGCTTAAAGAGGCAATATTAGATTTAATAGAAGCAAAGATTAATGCACTTATTGATGGTGCTCCAGCTGAACTTGACACACTAAGGGAATTGGCAATAGAACTTGGCAAAAATCAGTCAGGAGTTACAAGTGTTTTAAAGAAACTTGGTGAATGTGTTAGTAAAGATGATATAAGCCATGACTACAAAGTTAATGATAAAAGTAAAGTTTTATCTACTTATGGAGCTTATGAAATTTTAGGAGTAATAGATGAAAAAGTTAGAAGCTATGACAATCTTATTTATGAAGTTGCCTATGCGGATAGCTTTTTTATTTTGACTGAAAATCTTGGTAACAAACTAAATGAAGTATTTAAGCTAGGAATAAGCAATGTAAAAGATATAAATGCTTTAATTGCATCTGATGTGGACTTTAGAAAACTCCTAAGCAATGCTTGGGCTACCCAAGCGATGCTTAGGAGCGCAACAGCAATGAATGCAGTCGCAGGCTCATCAACAGCAATGAATGCAGTCGCAGGCTCATCAACAGCAATGAATGCAGTCGCAGGCTCATCAA